CCCCCCCCCCCCCCCCCCCCCCCCCCCCCCCCCCCCCCAAAGTCCGGGGCCCTTCGAGACGAGACCGCCCTAGCCCCTTTTTGTGCAACGGCGGGAAAAATGGAGGGGGCCCCCTTCCGGACAGAGCGCGTTCCTACGCGAGATCCGAGGTGAAAATGAGCGGAAACCACAACTCCGGGCGACCTGCGAAACCGGCCATCGTCCACCTGCTCAACGGTAACCCCAGCAAGAAGAACGCCCGCGATCTGCTGCAGGAGGCGACCCAGCCGCTCCTGCCGGTGGAGGCGCCGCCCATGCCCGACTGGCTGGACGAGGATGCCCAGGCCGAGTGGGAGCGGGTGGTGCCCGATCTGATGGCGCTGGGCCTGATCTCGACGCTCGACCGCCAGGTCCTGGGCCAGTACTGCGAGGCGGTCAGCGACTACCGCCGCTGGACGCTGCGCATCCAGGAGTTGAACGCCCGGCTGGCCAGTCCGGACAGCGGCGACGTGCAGACCTACCGCACCGGCGCCAAGGACCTGTCCATCTGGCGCAAGCTGCGCAACGACGCCGAGCGCCGGGCCGATGCCGCCGGCGCCAAGTTGGGCTTCACGCCCATGGCCCGGCGCAACCTGAAGGCGGCCCAGGCGCCACAAGGCGAGCTATTCCCCAATGAGCAAAAGCGGATCGCAGACAAGTACTTCTGACCGGACCACGGACTACGCCCGCGACGTGCTGGCCGGCCGGATCGTCGCCGGGCCGGACATCCGCAACGCCTGCCAGCGTCACCTGAACGACCTGGAGCACGGCCCGGCCCGCGGCCTCCACTGGGACCTCGACGCGGCCAACCACGTCATCGGCTACTACGAGGACGTGCTCTGCCTGAACGGCGGCGAGTTCGAGGGCCAGCCCTTCGTCGTGCTGCCGTGGCAGGCGTTCATCCTCGGCAGCCTGTTCGGCTGGAAGGGGGCGGACGGCTACCGCCGCTTCCGCACGGCCTACATCGAAACGGCCAAGGGCTCCGGCAAGTCGCCGCTCGCCGCCGGCATCGGCCTGTACGGCATGACCTCGGACGGCGAGCCCCGGGCGGAGATCTACGCCGCGGCGACCAAGAAGGACCAGGCCATGATCCTGTTCCGCGATGCGGTCTCCATGGTCGATCAGTCGGCCCTGCTGGCCGAGCGGATCGAGAAGACCGGGCGCGGCGAGAAGGTGTGGAACCTGGCGCACCACGCCAGCGGCAGCTTCTTCCGGGCGATCAGCGCCGACGACGGCCAGTCCGGCCCGCGGCCGCACGTGGCCCTGCTCGACGAGATCCACGAGCACAAGACCCGCATGGTCGTCGACATGATGCGGGCCGGCACCAAGAGCCGCCGGCAGGCGCTGATCGTGATGATCACCAACAGCGGCCACGACCGGACCAGCCTCTGCTACGAGTACCACGAGTACGGCCGGGCGCTCTGTGCGGGCACCAAGGAGGACGACAGCTTCTTCGCCTTCATCTGCAGCCTGGACGAGGGTGACGATCCGTTGAAGGACGAGTCCTGCTGGCCCAAGGTCAACCCCAGCCTGGCCTTCGGCAAGGCGGACGATCCGAACGGCGGCGTGCCGGGCTACAAGTACCTGCGCGAGCAGGTCACCGAGGCGCGCGGCATGCCGGCGAAGGAGTCCACCGTCCGCCGGCTGAACTTCTGCCAGTGGGTGGACGCCGATAACCCCTGGATCTCGGGCCATCTCTGGATGCAGTGCGAAGAGGACTTCGACCCCGACGAGCTGATCGGCGAGGAATGCTACGGCGGGCTCGACCTCTCCGGGGCGCGCGACCTCACCGCTCTGGCGCTGTACTTCCCGCGCCTGCGCAAGGCCTTCGTCGAGTTCTGGACGCCGGGCGACACCCTGCACGAGCGGGCCCGCACCGACCGGGTGCCCTACGACGTCTGGCTGCGGCAGGGGCACATCCACGCCCCGAAGGGCAGCGCCGTCGACTACGCCTCGGTGGCCCTGCGGGTGGGCGAGCTGGTCCAGCGCTATCAGGTGCGGGCCATCGCCTTCGACCCGTACCGAATCAAGTACTTCACGCCGCAGCTGGACGCCGAGGGCATCGCCGTCGAGCTGGTCTCGCACGGGCAGGGCTACTACAAGTCGGCCGACTCCGGGCTCTGGATGCCGCGCTCCATCGAGCTGCTGGAGCAGGCCCTGACCGAGCGGCGGGTGCGCATCAAGGCCAACCCCTGCCTGCGCTGGAACGCGGCCTGCGCGGTGCTGGAGGCGGACAACAAGGACAACCGGATCTTCGCCAAGCGCAAAAGCACCGGACGCATCGACGGCGTGGTGGCCCTGGCCATGGCATTCGGCGTGGCCGACGACGCGCCCGAGTTCGTCGACATCGACGATTTCCTCAACCAACCCCTGAGCATGTGATGGCGGATACCGACTACAGCATCGACCTGCGCACCAACAGCCCGCTCTGGGCGCGGGTGTGCGCCTTCTTCTCGGGCGGGCGGCTGGTCACGCCGGAAAAGGGCTCGCAGACCGGGCCGGTATCGGCCAGCGGCACGGTGGGCGACTCGGTCGTCTCCGACGAGCGCACGCTGCAGATCGCCACGGTCTTCGCCTGCGTCCGGCTGATCTCCAGCGTGGTCGCCGGCCTGCCGCTCGACGTCTTCGAGACCCGCGGCGACGAGCGGACCCGGGTCGGCCTGGAGCAGCCCCTAGCCCGGCTGCTGCGCTACAGCCCGAACCCGTACATGACCGCCGTGGAGTTCCGCGAGGCCATGACCATGCAGCTGTGCTTCTACGGCAACGCCTATGCGCTGATCGAGCGCAACGGCGCGGGCGACGTGGTCAGCCTGCTGCCGCTGCTGTCGGCCAACATGGACGTGCGCCTGGAGGGCAAGCGGGTCATCTACCGCTACAAGCGCGACACGGAATACGCCGACTTCAAGCCGAGCGAGGTCTTCCATCTCAAGGGCTTCGGCTTCAACGGCCTGGTCGGCCTCTCGCCGATCGCCTTCGCCACCCGCGCCGCCGGGGTGGCGGTGGCGATGGAAGACCAGCAGCGCGACTTCTACGCCAACGGCGCCAAGTCCCCGCAGCTGTTGATGACCGGCGACCGGACGCTGAGCAAGGACCAGCGCGCCCAGCTGGAGCAGAACTTCAAGGAGATCGCCGGCGGCCCGGTGAAGAAGCGCCTGTGGATCCTCGAGGCCGGCTTCACCACCCAGGCCATCGGCGTCAGCCCGCAGGACGCCGAGACCCTGGCCGCCCGCAAGTTCCAGGTCGCCGAGCTGGCCCGCTTCTTCGGCGTGCCGCCGCATCTGGTCGGCGACGTGGAGCGCTCCACCAGCTGGGGCTCGGGCATCGAGCAGCAGAACCTCGGCTTCCTACAGTACACCCTCAAGCCCTATCTGGACCGCTGGGAGGCGGCCATCTGGCGCTGGCTGGTCAAGCCGGCCGAGATCGCCCGCTACCACGCCGAGCACAACCTGGAAGGGCTGCTGCGCGGCGACTCGGCGGCGCGCGCGACCTTCATGACCGCGCTGGTCAACAGCGGCCTGCTCACCATCAACGAGGCACGCCGGCTGGACAACCGGCCGCCGCTGCCGGGCGGCGACGTGGCGACCCGACAGGCGCAGAACGTGCCCATCGCCCAGCTGGGCCAATCGCAGAACCCCGCCCCGAGCGGGGTTTAGTTTTTCTGGAGGCAAGCATGCCCACCATCTGCAAGACGCTGGCCTTCGAGCAGGCCGAAATCAAGTTCGCCAACCAGGCCCAGGGCGTGTTCGAGGGCTACGCCAGCGTGTTCGACGTGACCGACTCGGACGGCGACATCATCCTGCCGGGGGCCTTCAAGAAGGCGCTGGCCAGCCAGAGCCGGGCGGTGGCCATGTTCTACAACCACCGCGCCTGGGAGATCCCGGTCGGCAAGTGGCTCGCCCTCGAGGAGGACGGCAAGGGCCTGTTCGTCCGCGGCGAGCTGACGCCGGGACATTCCGGCGCCGCCGACCTCAAGGCCGCCATGGCCCACGGCACGGTGGGCGGCATGTCGGTCGGCTTCCTGGCCACCCAGGACGACTACGACCTCGGCGCGACCGGGCGGATCTTCAAGAACGTCGCCGCGCTGCGCGAGATCAGCATCTGCACCTTCCCGGCCAACGAGCAGGCCACCGTGTCCTCGCTCAAGAGCCTGGAGGGCATCGACAGCCTTCGCGACGCGGAGCACTGGCTGAGGGATTCGGCCGGCCTCTCCAAGTCGGAAGCGCAGGGCCTCATCGCCCGCATCAAGTCCGCGGTTCGGAGCGAGTCCGAAGGCGGCGACCGCGTCACCCTCGCCGCGCTCCTCGAGCGCATCCAGACCTTCCCCTCCCTGAACTGAGGAGTTTCCCCATGTCCGATCTGGCCATCATCCAGAAAGCCATCGAAGACGCGCAGAAGAACATGCAGCAGCTGTTCGAGGCGCAGAAGAAAGAAATCGAATCCACCGGCGCCGTCAGCAAGCAGCTGCAGGACGACCTGATCAAGGTGCAGGAGGAGCTGAAGACCGCCGGCACTCGCCTGTTCGACCTGGAGCAGAAGCTGGCCTCCGGCAGCCTCGATCCGGCGCAGACCGAGAAATCCTTCGCCGAGCGCACCGCCGAGGCGCTGATCAAGGGCTGGGACGGCCGCTCCGGCCACGCCGAGGTGAAGTCCTTCCACAAGGCGCTGGACAGCGGCGCGGCCAGCGCCGGCGCGCTGATCCAGCCGCAGACTCTGCCGGGGATCCTGATGCCCGGCCTGCGCCGCCTGACCATCCGCGACCTGCTGGCCCAGGGGCAGATCTCCAGCAACTCGCTGGAGTACGTGCGCGAGAACGTCTTCACCAACGGCGCCGCGCCGGTGGCGGAGAAGGCGCTGAAGCCGGAGTCCAACCTGACCTTCGCCAAGGAAACGGCCAACGTCAAAACCATCGCCCACTGGATCCAGGCGTCCCGCCAGGTGATGGACGACGCGCCGCAGCTGCAGTCCTACGTCAACAACCGGCTGCTGTACGGCCTGGCGCTGGTCGAGGAAACCCAGCTGCTCAACGGCGACGGCACGGGCGACAACCTGATCGGCCTGAACGCGGTGGCGACCGCCTACGACGCGAGCCTGGACGCCGCCGGCGACAGCAAGGCCGACCAGATCGCCCACGCCATCTTCCAGACCAGCGAGTCGGAGTTCGAGGCCAGCGGCATCATCCTCAACCCGCGCGACTGGCACGCCATCGCGCTGCTGAAGGACGCCAACGGGCAGTACGTCTTCGGCGGTCCGGCCGCCTTCGCCGCCAAGGTGATGTGGGGGCTGCCGGTCGTGGCCACCAAGGCCCAGGCGCAAGGCACCTTCACCGTGGGCGGCTTCGACATGGCCTCGCAGGTCTGGGACCGGATGAACGCCAGCGTTGAGGTGAGCCTGCACGACCGGGACAACTTCGTGAAGAACATGCTGACCCTCCTCTGCGAAGAGCGCCTGGCCGTGGCCCACTACCGGCCGGCGGCGATCATCAAGGGCGCCTTCACCGTCCCGGCACCCTGAGCGAGGCCCCTATGGTGACGATTGACGCCGCGGCGGTCGTGCCGCTCGAAACGCTGCGCCTGCACTGCCATGTCGACGACGACCTGCAGGACGGCCTGCTGCAGCAGTACGCGCAGGCCGCGCTGGACTACTGCCTGGCGGTCGTCGACGAGCCGGGGATCGATGCGCCGGAGCGGGTGCCGCCGCGGATGACGCAGGCGGTCCTGATGCTGGTCGGCCACTGGTTCGCCAACCGCGAGGCGGTGGTCACCGGGACCATCGCCGCGCAGGTGCCGCTGGCGGTCGAGGCCCTGCTCTGGACCTGCCGCAACTTCTACGGCGGCCCGCTGCCGGTGGCGGGGTGAGCCATGCAGGCCGGCCGACTCCGTCACCGCTGCACCCTGCAGCAAAAACAGCGCACCGCCGACGGCATGGG